TTTATTCTCGCTCTGACGTTACCGGCGTTAACTCTGCCGCGAAGACGATTGTAGCCGTGAAGGTGACGAGTCGTATGACAACCCATCCGAGTATTAGGACGACCGACATGACAAAGCAGTCTGTCGAAGCGGGGTCTCTGATCGAACGTGTAGATGCATGGCATTATGAGCAAACGACGTTAACCAACACGTCTACCTATACTAAGCCCGTATGGGTCGGTATGGGTATGGAAGAGCTCACAGACCCAGAATCATCGGGTGTGGCTTTGCTCCCTATCACGAACGGTTATCAGCGCTTGTATGAAGCAATGTGCTTCATTCTCAAGCAAAACGCCGGTGCCGCTCCAACCCTCGAGCCGTTTCAGAACGCAATTAGCGGTCTGACACCTTTCTAGAGGAGAGCGCCATGGGTAAAGCCTTCGTAGACAATGAGACTTATATTGAGGGCCAGGTTTGCTATCTTTTGAATCTGGACATCCCGAATAAGGAAGAGATTGCATATTTAAAAAACGCAATCTCGGATTTATTCCAATTGTTTTACGAATGCCCGCTGCAAAGCGGTTCTTCGAAGCGAACGCTTCGTCGATTTGTCCGACTGTCGATAACTCGGGTTCTTGACGCTATACGCGTCACCGGTTATCTTCAGTTTTCAAAAGACTTGAAGGATGCTGCTTCAGTATTCCTCAAATGTTACCAGTTTGATTCTTTTGGTAACGTTACATTTGTGTGGAATGAAGCCCTTTCAAAGGTTCCGTTTAGCTTAGCTCTTCGAGCCTGTGCTAAGTTTCCCGATAATGCTCAGCTTGCTAAGTGGGCGTTATCGTGTTTAGTATGTCTTAACAAACTTCCCTTGAGTCGCCCAGACTTGTCGCTATCTACCTATGAAAAGTGGGTAGGTATCCAAAGTCATGAGGTCAAGGATGTTGCCGACTTCAATATGGATTACGTTTTAGCCTTACGGCAAATCGTATCCTGGGTGGTGACTGATAAAGTATGGACTTACC